TGCTCCTCACGTTTGATCTCATCACGAACATATTCTTCCCAATGCTCGCCATGAGATTGTTTAATCTTAACGATAGCTTGCTCATTCGTCATGCCATCAATATTAAGGTATGAATAAAACTCTTCCATCACACCTTGCAACTTGTGTTTATATGCAGTCATTTATGAGTTCTCCCATTCTTCTATTTGTTTAAGTAAACTTTCGGCATACTCATTTCTGCCTTCAAATAAAGCATCTTGAAAACTGTCTTGATAATCAGAATTAAGATATTCCTTATATTCTTTCATCTCGATGTTGATATGATTTTTAATCTTATCAACTATTGATTTGTGTTCATTAAAAACACCCTTAAGTTTAACCACTGTCATCTACTTGCTCCTATAAAAAATGATAGTTATTGATATTGTTACATTGTATTGATTGCATAGTCAACTACTTTTTTGTAAATTATAATCTTTAATCTTTTGACCATGCTCTTTGCTACCTGCTTCACATTGATCAATCCAAATTCTTTTGGTTATATTGCCATGCTTATCACGATAACGTCTCCAATGCCCACGTCTCATATGCCACTTCTTCGGAGTGCCTTGACCTGTAAATATCTTTTCATAAACAGTCTTACCTCTAGGTTTAGGCAACTCTATATTTAAAAGGCTATATTCATTCGTAGGGACACTTCTTCCAAACCTAACGTGCTTTACCTTATGATCAGCAGGTTTCTGTGTCTCCTTGACGATTAAATCGTAATTAAGGATAGAAAGCACACTAATGATAAACCTAACGTCACCACCTTGAATTAATTGCAAGTGAGTTTTAGAAAGTTCTGCCATCTCATCATTATCCCAACCTTGCTTGAATTTTTGCTTTGGAATAAGCCAATGCATGGCTCTACTTTGCACAGTAGTAAACCTAGAATAAATATCGAGCATTAACTTATATTCATCACGATTATGATCTAATGACTTTGCCCTAAACAACTTATCACTGTCATTAAAATGTGCCAAAGAATATGGATGTCCAATGATCTTAATACTTTGATGGGCAACCTCTTTTATAAACACTTCTGAATCCATCATAAAGTTTCGAGTATCAGTAGGAAGTTCTCTTGATGCCTGCTCTTTCATAACGTAATTAGAAAAGGCAATATTCATATTCCATTCTTCTTCGTTACGAACAACGGAAGATAATGGAGAACAAAACCACTTACCATCAATCATGCACCACATATCATACATATACCAACTATCCCCACTTGGATGTTCATACTCATATATATGATAACCGATACGATCTAAATAATCTTTAGGCTCTTCTATCTTGCCTACATACTGTGGCAAATATTTATGATAAAGATTTTTCAAAAGATGAACACGATAATGCTCATCCCATTCTATAAACATATTTTTAAATGGTGGTATTGCAGTTTTAATCATCTCAAGCAATACATGAGGCTTAGACATAGATGCCTCTCCTGCATGATCTATAAGCTTGTTAGAGACCTTAAACTTCTGTGCATTAACAAGCATAGACTGAGTTTCTCTAGCCTTACCCTCTGCAATAGATCCACTTTTAAAATGTGCAATGGCTCTCTTAGGCTGACCCAAAGCACCAATGATTTCACTTGCCATCAATGGCTTATCATTAACTTCCATCAGCTAACCCTCTCTTTTTCATAAGTTAAAGCTAAATCCCACAAAGCTTCTTTTTTTGTAAAAGCTTCCCCTTTACAATCAGGTTTATCTAAATGCCAACCCCATGAAACTAATTGTGTACCAACATAATAAATGCAACCAATCTTTTTACCTTGATAAAACACTTCCCAATCAGAAACGTCAGACCATTTTGCTAATTGTCTTTCTTTTTCTGTGTTGTAACCTTGTTTAGGTCTTTTACATTTGTAATTTTTTATTTCCATTTTGTATTTGCTCCTTTTGCAATCAACATGGCATCTCCTGCAATAACGTCTGTCATGCCATAACTAGCTACAAAGTGCATAGTAGCAGTTTGATTAACTTCCTTACCTTTAAGCTTACCCTCTTCATCAATAAGCAAAGTATCTCCGTTACTCAAACGTACACACTCAACCCAACCACCAACAAACTCTTGAGCTTCCTCAAGAGTTGGCTGATCCTTTTTGTTCCATATAATTTTAAACTTCATCTACTTGCTCCTATTATGATAGTTCATAATAGTTGTATATAGTATTCATTACATGATAGTCAAGTATAAATATAAATTTTTTTTATAAATCACTTAAAATATTTTTTGAAAATACATATGTAGATTTTTTTATGACCCTACCATATTCAATTTCTTCGGCAGCTCTGGGATCGTCTTCGAATAATTGTTCGGACTCATCTGGCACAGTTTTTTGTTTTAATATCTTTTTTGTGTAGGCACGGAGGGCGTTGTAGTCTCTTGATTGTTTAGAATATCTGCCCTTCTTAGACATTATCCGTTGCTGTTGTGGCTTCGTATTCACCCTGAGACATAACTCCATCTGTTGTCCCAAGCCATTTACGACCACCCGATGCTGTGAATGAGTATTTCCCGATTCGTGATTCTCTTATAAGTTCCCGAACAATTCCGTCAATACTTCTTTGTGTTAAATTCTGCAATACTTGTGGTGCATCGTGATCCGATGCTAATCTTTGTCCTATTGCATCTGCTCCTGACTGTTGTGTCAAAGCCCTGCCCTCCCTCTCACAGGTTGCAATCCAAGCAAACAGAGCATCTTTCTTAATCTCTCTGTTTGTGCCAGAGTGTAATCGTTTGATCTCCTCTGTCTTGTCTTCTAATAATCCAGAGTAACTATTTCTAACGAAATGTCTAATGTTTCTGTTAGCAGGTCCATTACTTTTTACAACTGCTCCATCAAAGCATCTGTTTCTTTCATAATCTGTGCCTATATCCATACAACGTCTACGACCAGTAGCTTCATCAACTTGCCAAAGTGCAAAAGCACATCTAACACCATCAACAAGTGCTGAAGTGCCACGAATAAGCAATCTTGCTTGTTCAGGAGTATTAATGATTGTATCATCTTTAACTTTAGTCATATGATGACACATGACCACAGAAGCTCCAGTTTCTGTCCCGATCTGTGCCAGTAAACCAGTCAAGGCAGCTCCTGCTGCTGGATCTGCATTTACATCTGCATGAACAAAAGAAGCCAAAGGATCAAAGATAATCAACTTTAAATCATTCATTTGCAAGATTTGTTCGTAAAGTTTATTAAACTCATCACTGGTGCTATAACCATCTCTTGTGTCCTGAAGTATTGGAAAGACACCTCCCACGTTAGGCAGTGAGACTACACGAAGCTCATGCCTGTACGAAAATCTCAAATTGTTCGGATCTAAACGCTCAATTCTCCTGTGCATTTCTGACTCATCATCCTCTGCTGTAAAGATCACAACATTGCCAAATTCACCTATAGTGCTACCAAAACTCTCTGCTAAAGGCTGACCCGATGCTACTTTCATTGCTAAATCCAGTGTCATCATACCCTTACCAGCGTCTCCTGCTGCAGAAAATATAATTGGTACACCCAACGGAAACGTGCCATCGACTAAGAACTTTTGTTCGGGTGCATTGCCTTCAAATCTGCTAACCAGTAAACTATCATCCAGTAAATTAATGTTACGTTTAGTATGCTTAACTGTTGTGTTTAAGAAATGTTGTACATCAAAGCTCTCCGATATGGCATCAACTGCATCCCAACCCTCTGGCTTACCTCTGGGAGGAGTCAATGTAGTTACCGATCTAGCTCCTGCATTCAATGCCAGTTCCTGAACCAGTTCAGCTACCTTACGACCTGCATTGTCATTGTCTCCCCATATGATTAGTTCTTTATCTCGTAATGGGCTAAAATCAAAACGACTGGCTGATTTACGAGATAACATTCCTGCACCTCCCATAGTACAGGTAGCAGTGTAACCAATCTCATTTAAAGCATCAGCACATTTCTCTCCTTCAACCCATATGACTTTCTCAGAAGCCACAATGTTAGGTATGTTATACAATGGTCTTACATCAGGTATTCTTGGATATGGTGAATCTGTAAATTGTCTAAATTCTTTCTTGGGCTTGCCATGACTATCCATAACTGGATTACCAGCATTGTCTTTTATGTTGTATCTTCTAACACGACACAGGATTTCACCATCACCAGACAGGTATAAATGTTCGGAGTCATATGGTGTATTAACATCAATAGCTCTTTTAAATGTAATGCCAAGCTCTTGTGGTATGTCCTGATCAACTGGTGGAGGAGTATTATCATCCAGATAGTTTCCGAACAATTCTTTGATTTCAGGAAGGCGCATACCTCTTCCTTCCATCAATATTTTAACAATACCCCCGATGCCCTGTGATCCGTTGAAATCTGATCCCTTCATAAAATATGGTGATCTGGGATTAATATCTATCTTTAATGATTTACCAGCTTCTCCATCTAATGACCCGATTGTAAACACATCACCCCGAACAATTCCATGTGGAAATGTATTTTTTAGTTCATCGATTTGCACACTGGCTGGGACTTTCTGACTAATCATATCGACTAATTCATTGGCTGACATATCCCTATTCTTATTGCCAAGTTTTATAATGTTCATTATACTGACCCCACTTCATTGGCTGAAGTATATGAGGGCGATGCTACCTTCGTCCTCATATTAAACACTCCAACAACTATCTTGAAACTCACAAAACTTACAAGCAAAGTAATCACGAGACTGTGCAATCCTTGGCAACATCTCATTTGCTTTTGTGGCTTCTAATATCATCACTGCTTTGTCACTTACCTCTTGTGCCAAAGCTTTGTTAAAAGGTATAAACTCATAATATATCTCACTTGTATTTTTGTTTAATACTGTAAACAGACAAGGATTATCTGTTAATTTCATATAAGCTTGATACAAAGCAACCTGTGCTGCATACACAGGGTTAGCTATTGCCACACCCTTAATTTGAAATTCCTTAAATTTTCTTTCGTTAGCTGACTTGCATTCCCATAACATAGGATATTCGGTATCCAAAGGTCCGTTACATATCACACCATCTATGTGACCCTTAACTTCACCTTCTGCTATGCTAAAACCAAATTGTTCGCCATTTTTGTCCTGCACTCGTAAATCAAATCCAGCTTGTCTAAGCCACCCAGCTACACTAAATTCTATCTCGTGTCCAAACTGAAATATACGAAGTGTTTTGGCATCAAAATCCCGATTATCATCAATAGGCTGACCCATGTAACGATATTGTATTTTACGAGAGCATGAGTCACCGAGACTAGAAGCACCAATGTAAGTTCTTTTCTTGACCTCTTTGTTCCGATCAACAATAGATTTATCTATTATATCTGATATGTTTTGTTCTAGCATTTTAAAATGGGATCTCGTCTTCATCGAATATGTCTGTGTTTGGATTAAGGTCGAGAACGCCACTATTGACTCCACTAGCTGAATTGATGGCATCAATTATGGCAAGTGCTTCGTCCTGTGTCAAATTCTGTAACTTTTTATCCCAGCCTATCTTTGCAAATTGTTCGGACAATATCTTTAATGTATTGTGTCTGTCCCCGTTACCATGTTGTTCCATCTTTTTTCTCCTTCTTCCATTACCATAAAATCAAAATAATGACTGATTCCTAAAAATTCAGCCACTATTGTACCACCTAACAACTCATCATCTGTATCATCAATAGCTTCTGTAATAAATTTATCAATGTGATCTAAGACATGATCGTTATTATCCTCTAAAAAAACAGGCACAACTATACTGCCCTCACGAATATACTGCACATTACTCTTAGACCTCATGTTGAGTTGATAATCCACGTTAATTTTTGCCACTTTTACCCTCTGCCCACAAAGCTCCGTATCCTATTACATCTATTGGATTGTCCATATTCTTTGGGTTCTGAGAGTCTCGAACAAGCTTTTGCACTATACAAAATTTATATATGTCATCATAAGTAAGTTCTGCTTTAAGTTTGTGTCTCCACAATACGTTCATAATCTTAGCTATTGATTCATGTGTATCTTTTGCATCTCCGTGTGTTCTAGCCCTAGCTCCGTTGATTAATTGTTCGGCTTTTTGTAAAGCTTCACTACGCTGCATTCTCATCTCCTTCGTAATAATCTAAAACTCTGCCATCAATTTCTTTCTTATTCCACAAATAATTTAACCAACACGCCGCTTTGTACTTGCTAAAACTAAGATCCAACTGACTTACAATCTTGTTCTCTCTTGCTAAAGCTTCTCTTTGTCTGTCTGTCATAGCTTGGTTTAGCCATCTCTTACCTTTCTTAGCTCCGTCACTATCTTCTATTTCCCTCAAAAAATCGTCAGCAGAAGCCAAAGCTTGTTCTTTAGTGCCTACACCCACAACTCTAAGTTTACCCCTTGTACGTTTAACTAAGGCTACAGAAACGTCATCTAAATGCGCAACTAAACCAAAACCATTAAATCCACTGGCTGACATACATCTGCCATTGTTAAACAAATCAATCCATCTAAATGGTGATCTGTCGATAAGATCTACCTCTGTCATGTCAAATGTCTCAAGCAATTCTTTTGCTTGCATCTCAATCTCATGTCCACACATAGGACATACACGAACACTTAATGGTATAAGACATTTACAATTAGGACATACTTTCTCAGGAGCTGATCCTTGTTGCATCTTATCTTTGCCATCAAGATCAACACCCTCATCCAAAGATCCATGTGTCAATACACTCGTACCGAAATCTAATACAATACAATCTTTCTTGATTACGTTTGGATGTTCTTCAGGATCTATTGTTCGTAGTCCACGACCAATCATCTGCACCATTGTAGACTTGTATGAGCATGGTCTTGTAAGCACAATACAACTGACAGGTGGTGCATCAAAACCCTCTGTCAATACTGCAACATTAACCACGACTTGTACGTCACCATGTTCCAGATCATGTAGTATTTTTTTTCTTTCTTCCGATGGTGTCTCACCTGTCACAATCTCTGCACGAATCTCCGATCTTCTAAACTCATCACATAGATCTTGTGCATGAACCACTGTGCTACAAAATATAACTGTCTTTCTGTTTCCTGCTTTCTCCTGCCACTCCTCAACAATCTTCTCGTTGATAGCACGTTTGTTCATAATCTGCTCGACTTGTCCCATGTCAAAATCTGACACAGTTTTACGAACATTTTGTAAATCTTTTTGTACCCCGACATCAATCACGAATGTTTTTGGTGGCACAAGAAAACCCTCTCGTATAAGGTTAGCTATTTCGATCTGATGTGAGCAATTATTGAACACACCTTTTAAACCTTTTCTGTCTCCACGATTAGGTGTTGCAGTAAAGCCAACAATCTCTACAGATTCATTAGCTTCTTTAACCTTGTTGATAATTCTCATGTATGTATCGGCTATGGCATGGTGACTTTCGTCTATCACCATCATGTCTACTTTAGACATATTAGCCAAATTGTTCGGTCTCGATAGTGTCTGCACCATACTAAATACTGTGCTACCATCCCAATTTTTTTCTGAAGCATCTACGATAGATGTAGATATTTTTGGATTAACACGAGAAAATTTGTTTTTGTTCTGTCCTACAAGTTCATCCCGATGTTGTAGAACTAAAATCTTTTTACCTTTTTGGTATCGTTTGCCAATCAATGCAGATAGCATAATTGTTTTACCTGCTCCCGTTGGTGCAACAACAATAGTATTCTTATGCTTGTCCAAAGCATTAGAAGCATCTTGTACTGCTATTTCTTGATATGGTCTAAGAATCATTTGTAAATTTTCCTAGCTTTTAACTGTTGTTTTGTACATTTACATTCATTAACGATCTTTTTGCCATCAGACGTAAGTGGAAAAACAATGGCATTACATATTTGACAATGTAATGACTTACCTAAATTATGTGGTCGCATATCAACAAAATATTTAATTTTTCTCATTTTCTAATTCTATAATTCTT